GAAACTGTAGTCCGTAAGGAAGTTCAAAAACAAATGAATGAGATATTTATTAAAGAAGAAAACTCATCTTCACTTACCGAATTAGTTTCAAAACCAATAACCGAGAAAGAGTTCAAAGAACCTATTAGGAAGAAACAAGTTAAACCTAAAAAAGAGGTTCATTATACATCAAATGAAGCTCTTAACAAGGTTCTAAACGAAACCGTTGGTGGAGTTCCACAGGGAGAAGGTGGTGGATATGAAACTATGGGTGGTGGAGTTTATGATACCAGTAAGATGAATGATGTACTTGCCGGAGCAACTGGTTTAGGAAATACTGCACAATCAAAAGAAATAAAGAGAGAAATTGGAGCAGTAGAATCTATTAAGAAAGCTGGAGTAAATGTTGACCAAGTTCCTGATCATGTAACAAATGCATTAACAAGAGATTATTCAGCAGTTATGAAAGCAATAGACCAGAAAAAAGGTGGCGGAAATAGTTTTCGTCCATAGTGAGGTGAGTTATGGCATTAGATAAACAGTTTCTAAAGTATAAACTTGAGAAGATTAGAAATGATGATATTTATAAGGATTTAGATACAGACGCTAAAAAGAGGGAACGGAAGAAAAATTCTTTATTAGCACAAAAAGAAGCAGATGCAATTCATTCTTATTTAACTGGGTTTGATCCTATAAAAATGTTTAGTAATAAATCTTTTTTAGAGCCCGATTCAATGCCAGGAAATTTGGCATTGACAGATAAAGGTCAGTTGAATTTAACTCAAGTTGAACCACCAGCAGCTAAAATGACTCTTTTAACAAGGATGTTACGAAAACATAAAAGTTTTGGTGGGGCAAATAAAGACCGAGGAAAGAAATTAAAGATTCTCAAAAAAGTTTTTAATAGTTTAAATATTATTTTTAAATTTGATAAACTTTCTATGGATAAGGATTTTGAAGTTAAAGGTCGTGTGGATGTTGGAAAAAATATTGTTATCGGTGGAGATAGTATTGTAAAGAAAAATTCAAGTGTGATTGGAAATCATACGATTGGTGGTGGAATAACTGTAAATGGAAGAGCAACATTTCGTGGTGGAATTAACTTGAGACCTATGGGATCAAAGACACCAGCCGATTTGATAGTAGATGGGAATATACAGGGAACTAAAGATTTAACTTTAGGTCAAAATTTAAAAATTGAAAAAGATGGTGAAATTGGTGGAAGGTTAATTGTTAATCGGAATGAAATTGTTAGAGGTAGTGTTACTGTTGATAAAAATCAACGAGTTAAAGAAACTTTACTTGTTGATAAAAAATTAACGGTTGGTAAAACTGCTGAAGTAAAAGGAAACCTTATAGCTAGAAAAACTTCTAATACATTTGGATTTCATAATGTTGGACTTGGATTAAATGTAATGGGATTAACAATATTAGGTGGTGGTGTAATAATAGCACCAATACCCATCCCACCTATACCAGGATTACCGAGACCAGCAAAAAGAAACTCTGATTTTCGTGTTAAAGGTGGAGATATTATAGGTGAACAAGATTTACAGATTATGGAGGATTCTGTAGTTGAAGGTAATTCAACAGTTGAAGGAAATTTGGAAGTTCAAGATGAAACTGTATTACGAGGTCGAGTATCGGTAGAAGAAGATTTAGAAGTACTCGGAGATACAACCTTTGAAGGAAATGTGTCTATAAAGGAAAGTGTAGCAGATGTTAATGGGCACACTTATTTACCAAATGGTATTATATTACAATGGGGAACAGGAACTTCTTCATCAGACGATGAACAAAATTTTGAGTTTTCATTAGCATTTCCTAATGCGTGTTTTAATGTTGTCACGCATAGGACAAATGGAGATTCACAATATTTACTTCCAGTACAGAATGTTACAACTACCAATTTTGAGATTAATAGACATGCGTCTATTGATGGAGACCAAACTTTTTATTGGCAGGCAATAGGAAATTAAAAGAGAAATAAAATGGGAAATAGAGAAAAGGATTTAAATCCTGATGTTTTTATAGGATTACAACTTCCACTGAGATATGAGGATCCATATCAAAAAAGTGCTCTTGATCCTAACGATCCAGACCGTTCAAGTGATGTTGCACAGGCCGGTGTAGAAGGATTTTTCCCCCGAACACAAACTGTACGTGAACAAGCTTCATATAATGTTAAAGTGTTATTACAGACTATCCCAGGTGAGAGATTGGGAATGCCGGAATTTGGTTCAAGACTCCACCATTTACTTTTTGAACCAATGAATGATGAGTATATAGATATAATTAAACAAGAAATAGAAACCGTGATGGAAAGGTGGTTGAGTTATATAGTAATTAAAGATATACAGATTACTTATCCTAATACCAACGGTAATCAAGTTGATGTATCTCTTAAATTTTCATTGGTAAACGATCCAGACGAATCTGAAGTTACTGCTAATTTCGCACAATGGTCAGATTATGTACCAACAGATGTTGGTATGAATGTAGGTGGTGGAGAGGGATACGAATTGCCAGAAGCATATGTACCTGAAGAATAATAAAATAAGTGGAGAAGATTAATGCCGCAAATAATTAATAAAGATGTTAAATATTTAAATAAAGATTTTGGTGCTTTTAGAAATAGTTTAATAGAATTCGCACAAACATATTTTCCAAATACATATAACGATTTTAATGAATCATCTCCAGGAATGATGTTCATTGAAATGGCATCATATGTAGGGGACGTATTGTCATATTATATTGACGAACAATTCAAAGAAAGTATGTTAGCTTATGCAGAAGAAAAGAAAACTATATATGAAATTGCACAAGGATATGGATATAAACCAAGACAATCTTCACCAGCGTCTGTACAACTTAATGTATTTCAAACTGTACCGGCAGATCCTAATAGTGTTAAAGATGAAAAAAGACAACCAAATGAAAATTATTGTCTTACAGTTCCTGCAGGAATGACAGCAACAGCCACGAATGGAACAGTTTTTAGAACTACTGAAGATGTTGCGTTTAGAGATTCAAGTTCAGTAAGTCCACGACAAGAGGACATTTTTGAAGTAGATGATAGTCAAAACATCACAAAATGGTTGTTACAAAAATCAGTAAAGGCGGTTAGTGGAAATGTTATAACTGATTATTATACGTGTGGAGCAGCAGAAAAATATAAAAGAATTGTACTTGCACAATCTCCCGTATTAGAAATTCTTACAGTAACAGATAGTGATGGAAATAAATGGTATGAAGTTCCATTTTTAGCACAAGATACGGTATATGCAGATTTGGAAAATACATCTTTAAATTCTCCTGATTTAGTAGAAGGTAGAAATTTTGCACCATTTTTATTAAAACTTGTTAAGACGCCAAGAAGATTTACAACTTATATAAGACCAGATGGCAAAACTGAATTAAGATTTGGTTCAGGAATATCATCAAATTCAGATGAGGAAATTATTCCAAATCCATCAAATGTAGGTTCTAATTTACCAGGAACACCAACTTTTCTTGATACGGCATTTGATCCAGCAAATTTTCTTAATACGGCTACATATGGACAGGCACCAGCAAATACAACTCTTACAATTAAGTATTCGTATGGTGGTGGAGGATCAGATAATACCACCGCTAACAGTATAAAAAATATTACTGGTAATTCTGGTATAACATTTGATAGTTCATTATCTTTAGATTCTAATTTAGAAACTATTGCAAAAAATTCTTTAGCAGTAAGTAATCCTACACCAGCAATGGGAGGTAGTGGGGCAGAAACACTTGAGGATGTTAGAGTGAATGCACTTGCATATTTTCAAGCACAAAGTAGGGCAGTAACTAAAGACGATTATATAACTCGTGTATATTCATTACCTGCAAAATATGGTAATATAGCAAAAGTTTATATGATACAAGATGAACAAGTTGCTGCTGCTGGTCAAAATGAATCAGACCCAACATTTCAACCGAATCCATTGGCATTAAATATGTATAGTTTAGGATATAATTCACTTGGGAAGTTAGCAAGATTAAACAGTGCAGTTAAAGAAAATATAAAAATATATTTAAGTCAATATAGATTAATGACAGATGCAGTACAAATTAAAGATGCGTGGATATGTAATATTGGAATTGATTTTGCAATTTTTACTAAAAAGGGATTTAATAAAAATGAAGTATTATTAAATTGTGTTTCCAAATTAAAATTATATTTTGACATAAAAAAATGGCAAATAAATCAACCTATTATTTTAGCCGATGTAGTAGCTGAAATATTATCTGTAGAAGGAGTTGCAACTATAGTTAAACCACAAGAAGGTAGAGATGAATTAGTTATCGTCACTAATAAATGGGGATCGACACAAGGATATTCTAATAATATTTATGATATTAGAGCAGCAACTTTTAATGGAGTGGTGTATCCGTCTACAGATCCATCAATATTTGAACTCAAATTACCAGATACAGATATTCGTGGTAGGGTATTAGGAGATATATAATGCATTATTTTGAATACGCAACAAAAGATACAACTTTATATGAAGAAAGTCAGAGTATGAATACTGGACTTGACCAAATACTTGAAGTTAGAAAAGATATGAATTCAGCAGGAACGATAATTAACGTTTCGAGAGCACTTATTAAGTTTAATTTATCTTACATTTCATCATCAGTTCATAATGGATTAATTACTAATCCAAAATATTATTTAAATTTATATGATGCAAATTCTGAAGCTTTAAATACATCACAAAGTTTATATGCATATCCAATTAGTCAATCTTGGGAAATGGGATCTGGATATAAAGGTGCAAATCCTAAGATTGAAGATGGGGCAAGTTGGAAATATAAAGATAATTCTACTATACGAACTCAATGGCATACACCAGTTTCCGCATCGGGTGGAACTTGGTATAGTGGAAGTGGATATGAAGCTTCCCAATCTTTCAACCACGAACCATCAGATTTAAGAATGGATGTAACTGATATTGTTAATAAGTGGTTAGGAAAAGTTGTACCAAATGAAGGATTTATGTTAAAGAGAAGTGGTAGTGTTGGAAATTCTGGTTCAGCAGAAGAGGCAAATACTACAAGATATGGTAATTTTTTATTTTTTGGTAGAGAAACACATACGATTTATCAACCAAAATTAGAAGTAGTTTGGGATGATTCAAAATGGGTAACTGGTTCCCTGTCGGCACTTTCATCTGCCAATTTAGAAGATATGGTCCTGTATATGAGAAGTTTACGACCTGAATATAAAGAAAAATCAAAAGTAAAATTTAGAGTTATTGGTAGAGAAAGGTATCCTGAAAAGTCATATTCTACAGGACAATACCAAACTGGACACCAATCTGTAAAATATCTACCAAGTGGAAGTACCTATTATCAAATTAAAGATGCATATACTGAAGAAGTAATTATTCCATTCGGAAGTGGTTCAGTAGTAAGTTGTGATTCAACAAGTAATTATTTTAATATGTGGATGAATGGATTACAACCTGAAAGATTTTACAGAATAGAATATAAAATTGTGAGTGGAAGTGGAACTGCCGATGAAACGGTAGAATTCTATGATGAAAAACATTCATTTAAAGTAGTGAGATAAAAAATGCCATACACAAAAGGGGAATTAGTAAATCATCAATATTATCAAGAGCTCGAAAGGGCAGACGAGGTAGCATATTTACAAAGAATTAGAAATACAGTTGAATCAATATCTCCAGAAGAAACTATTTTACGCGACAAGAATAGTGGAAATATTATTTTATTTGAAAATATAGTTCCTGGACAAGGAACGGATGGTACAAGTTATACTGTAGGAGATTTACATACTATTGAATATGAAGATGGTTATTTTGATTATGAAGAAGGTGAAGAACTTAATAACATAATAGATAGAGAATTTACGGAATTCTAATGCCTAAAAAACAATTAACAATAGATCCAAGAACTGGTCTTTTATCAAGATTAACTGCAGAACATTTACCATTGGTAGAATTAAATGGTTTAAATGAAGGTGATCCTGTTGCTCCATTTGGTTCATTAACGATAGATATAATAGAATACTGTTTATATGATTTACAAGACAATTACATTGGAAGTGGTCAACTTAGTTATCCATTACCAGATAAATTAGATATAGGTGACCATGTTAGATCTCTTGGTTATGAACGTGGAACTTATAAAATAGTATATAATTTTTTAAGAGGAATTGGTGGTTCTGATGATGTTGTTTTAGTTAAAAAATCAGATAAGACAATTTGGGATGGACAATATTATATAGATACTGATGGTGGTATATATGCTGGAACGATAGATGCACCTATACTTGAATCGACTTCTACTACTGAACAAAAAAGTAAAGATTCAGAAACATCTAAAGATGTAGAAGGAAGGCGTATAGAACTTTCAGTAGAGGATGACAAATATTGGTTACAAGATATATCTGGTGATAGAACAGAAATAAGAATTCGTCCTAATCCAGCAATAAATGATATTGATTTTAATGAACGATTTAGATTATTGGGGTATACTTGTTTATGTCAGGCAGATATTAATGGAGAATCACCTTTAACTTTTGATGAT